ATTTTCCGAAAAAGTGAAATATTCGGTTCGGTTCTTATATATAAAAACACTAAAACACAGAAAAACCTTGTCGAACATTTGTTCGCTTGTCTAGGGCCCCTTGTCGAAAATTTGTTCGCCTAGCCGCCGGAGCACTGCCGGCAGGATCACGGGCCAGAACCTAGCTAGGATCACGCCGGAACCGTTACCAAACTGTTATCTAAATAAGTGGCTAGGGATCACGCCGCCGCCGTAGATTATTACTGCCGGAAAACACCGGCAACTAACTAACAAAGGAAAAAAACATGAAAATAGAACTAACAAAGAACCAGGCCCTAGCAATTACTAGCTTGGCCGTATTTGCCGATAACCCTAGGAGCACCGCAACGCCAGTCCTAACCGAATTGGAGCTAGCCGTTACCGATAACAAGATTACGGCGGTAGCAACGGATCGTTTCTGCATTGCTAGATATGTCGATGATGTTATTGGGGATAACTTAACCCTGAGACTTACCCCGGACATGGTTAAGTTTCTGGCAACTGCCCTAAAAACTAAAGGCATGCCACTAAATACAACTATTGAGCTAGGGCAAGATAACAAGGTCACGGCTACAGTAGCCGGCAGAACTTACACCGATACACCAGTTACGGCTAAATATCCCGCCGTGAATGGCTTGATCGAAAATTGGATCGCCGCAACGGAGCTAACGGCCCTAAGCCTTAGGGCAGAATTCCTAGGTAAGTTGCAAAAACTAACCGCTAACGGCGAAAAGGCAGAACTCTGGCGTTTCGAACACGGAGCCAACGCTTTTAACCCTGCAAAGCCTGGCCCGCTAAAAGCCACCGCTATAAAGGCCGATGGCAAACTAACTGCCCTAATACAACCTAATCTATTGGTGGCCTAACATGAACCAGTTACTAATTGACACGCTGCTATTTGTTGCCGGCATGGTGATCGCTTTTCTTATTATCGAATTGCAATATCACCAGGACAAGAAACGGAGCCGGTCATGATCGAATGCCCAAGACACGGCGGCAGTTTTGACTGTTCGCCGTTCTGTAATGTTTGCGAGGGTAACCAGGAATATCTACCTAGCCGGCAACTATTGGAAGAAACTAGGGCCATAACACTTACGCCCAAAGACTTAACCAATATCGCCAAAATGCTAAAGCGGCAGGGAATTAGCGGGATGAATTTAGCCCTAGCCGTAGATCTCCTTGCATCGGAGCGAGTCAGAGAAACGGCGGCGGCCCTATGAATTACCCGATAGATCTAGCCTGCCGCCTAACTAGGGCCGGCGATTATGTGGGTATTAGCCGCTATCGCTTTACCGGGTATTACGAGGTAACCAAAGAATACCGCGGGCAATACTACCGCCGCCTATTCGATACGGGCCGGGATGCTTGGGCCTATTACAAGACAAACAGGATCAACTAGCAGAAACGAGGACAATATGACACTAGGCCGAAATACTTTTGCCGAACAACTGCCGGCTATTATCGAAAATATGCCAATTTGCGGGCCGTGTTTTGAGAATGGCTACAAACTAACCTTTTTACCATGCAATACACACAAACAACAGAAACGGAGAACAACATGAGAGCAGCAGGGAACCTGGCGGGGGTAGAATTTATTAGCCCGCCTAGATATCACAACCGGTTCAATTTGTGGGCCGAAATAATCACGGAGAGCGGCTATTTTTTCACTAAAACGGCGATGCGTTATTTTGGGAGCCGAATTGTTTGGGATAGTCTCACCAGAGTAGAACAAGGCGTGTTCGCCTTCATTACTAGCGAGCAATCTAAGCCGGTGAGAACTAGCTCCGGCATAGTGCCCGCCGCTTGGGATGGAGCCCGCCGCTATACCGTGAGAGCATGGAATAAGAATCACGGCATAATCCCGTTAAGCGAGTTTGGGGAGTTTGCCACTCTCAAGCAAGCTAAAGCGTATTTATTACGCGGCCCTAGTTTCGCAAAATACCAGGCAATAAAGGCGGCTAACTAATGGGAGCGATCAAGCAGTTATTCACGGATATACAACTAGCCCTAGAACACGGCGATTATGTTGAACTAATCAAAGTTCTCCAAACACTGCCGGAAGAACATCGGGCTAAGTGGCTATTCGACACGGTTGAAACTCTGGCAACCTGGCAGCGGGAAGGCAACTAATGGCCGGCAGACACGCCAAGGGTAAAGGCAGACACGCCGCCACCAGGCCGCCACTAATTAGCCGAATGCTAATCCTGTTACTAGTTCTAATCGGCCTGGCCACTTTTCTGCCAGTAATTGCCGGATTAGGCTTAGCCCTAGGCATATTCTTTGGCTGGATGGGCAGGGCAATAACTAGAACATAATCGAACACGCAACCGCTAGGCCCTAGGGATCCATAACCTAGGGCTTAGCCACTTAACGGGCCTGCTCGGAGCTCGCCGGATAAGAAAAGAAAACTAATCACCTAATCACCTAGCCGCCTAGGATCACTACAAGACAACCAGGCAACCGCTCACGCTATAGCAACTAATAACCAATTAGGGCCCTATTCTGCCCACCATTAGCCACCATTAGCCACTATGCCCTAGTTAGCCCTAGAATGCGATTAGAGGGCACGGGATAGTGATTAGATAGAAACACTACCCGCCACTACTTCACGCCGTTAGAACGCAATACAGCGGGCCACTGTTTCACCGGATAGCACGCAAACACGGCTAAAAACACAACATGTTGTGCCTTAAGTAGCAAACAACCACTAGATGTAGTAGGCCCCCGCCAGTGTTGTAGGGGAGTGGGCCAGATCCTACGCCCGCCTGCGACCCGACACCCCGCCCGCCCCCTGTGCGTTTTTCTCTGCGGTTCAGAACAAAACTTGCTAGGCTTAGGAAATGCCCAATCCAGCAGTGCCACTAGAGCAAAAAAGACTGACAGGCAACCCAGGACAGCGAAAACTGCCTGATCCTGACCAAATCGCCTCAGTAAGCGGCGGATACCGTGAACCGCACCGAGAATTAGGCGAAGCGGGCAAAATGTTGTGGGATAGAGCCTTTTCTGTCGGCAAACCTTGGATAGCCAACACCGACACCGAGCTTCTGCTCCTAACTTGCAAGCAGCTTGATAGGTCAATCGAGCTAGAGCGACTTTGGAAAATCACGCCTGACGACTTTCACATGCACCGACAGCTACTCGAACTGGAGAAGGCTTTGGTCATCAATCTCGGTTTGCTAGGGATGACGGTAGATGCAAGAGCCAAACTCGGCCTTGCTGAAATCAAAGCTCAGTCCGCTTACGAGAAGCTGATGTCTGAGAGAGCCTAATGACTAGCCCCGCATGGCTTACCCCCGTGCCAGAGGAAGCTATCGCCCGAGGTGACGGCGACTTCGTTATTAGATTCGCTGATGCCTTTGCCACAATCACTAAAGATTCAGTAGCGGGCAAGGCAGGGAGCAAACTTGTCCTACGAGACTGGCAAAAGACGCTACTCAGTCAGGTCTTTGCCCGAGACGAAGATGGCGGGCTCAGGCATCGCATCTCTCTCATAGGCATGCCCCGTAAATCAGGAAAATCGGCTTTAGGCTCAGTCATAGCCGCATTCGGTCTAATGGACATCAAGACCCAAGGTGCTGAGGTGTATTCGGTTGCTGCTGACCGCAATCAGGCTCGTATCGTGTTTGAGGACACTAAGCGGATGATTCAGAACTCAGAGCTGAGCGAGCATGTGAAGATCTACCGAGACGCTATCTTGGTTCCGGCTACGAACAATGTCTACCGAGTGCTATCGGCTGACGCTCCGAGGCATGAAGGTCTCAGTCCAACAATGGTTCTGTTCGATGAGCTCCATGCTCAGCCCAATAGACAGCTCTTTGATGTTATGTCACTTGCTCAGGGAGCCCGTGGTAAAGCCTCAACACTCATCGCCATCACTACGGCAGGTGTGAAAACAGAGGCAGGGTCAGGTAAAGACACCATCGCCTACGAGATGTATCAGCGAGGACAGAAGATTGTTCGAGGTGAGATTGACGACCCGACCTTCTTCATGGCTTGGTGGGAGGCTCCGGCTGAAGCCGATCATCATTTAGAAAGCACTTGGATAGCTGCCAACCCAGGTTATGACGACATTTGTGCTAAATCTGACTTTGAAAGTGCCGTTCTACGCACACCAGAGAGCGAATTTCGCACCAAACGCTGTAATCAGTGGGTTTCTACGCAATCTTCATGGCTTCCGACAGGTGCTTGGGACAAATTAGCTGAAGATTTTGAGATTTCGGTTGATGATGACTACATTTTGGGCTTTGACGGCTCTTACGCCTCAGATTCCACCGCTCTATGCATCTGCACTATCCCAAAAGACGATGAAAAGCCAAAAGTGAAGCTGATTCGCACTTGGGAGAAGAACTTTGGCGTAGATGACGACAGTTGGCGAGTGCCGATGGAAGAAGTGAAGCAAACAATCATTGATTATGTCCAGAAATACCCAAAAGTCAGGGAAATAGCCTGTGACCCCTACCGCTGGGCATCAATGATGCAGGAGCTTGACGAACTCGGTCTACCGATAGTTGAATACAAGACGAACTTGCTGAATCTTATGATTCCAGCAACGCAAAAGGTGTTTGACGCTGTGATGGAGCAAACCTTCATTCACGATGGCAACCCTGCCCTAGCTCGCCACATTGAAAACTGTGTAATCAAGACAGACCATCGTGGACAGAGAGTGACAAAAGAAAGCAGCACTTCCAAACGGAAGATTGACAACGCTATCGCCTTCATCATTGCCTACGACAGAGCAACTGTAGGTAGAATGGAGGAGGTAGTGCCACAAGTGTTTGTATAGGCGGTTATTTTGGCAACAGTTTTACAAATAGCAGGAGCCGCTCTGGTAGCA